CATATCTTTAAAGGCATCTTTAACTGACTTTGTGCCATCTACTATAGAGGTCAAGGCACTACCAAAACTGTTAGCTATGGTGTCTGCTACTTCCTTCTGTACTTTTTTCTGTTCTTCAAATACTCTAGTTCTTCTCTCTTCTTCTGCTACAAGTTCAGATAGAGACCTGAGTTGACTTTCTTTAGCCTTAATGTCAGCGTCTTGGTTTTGGAACTTAAGTTGCATATAGACTTCTTCTTTTCTACGTGCATCACCCTCTAATCCAAACAAAGCCTTACTTAACTCTATCTGTCTTTCCAGAGCCTTGATTGGTCCTTCCATAGTTGTTGGTTTTGCGCCTTTACCCTTATTTTGTTCAGCCATGAACTCTTTGTATTTTTTTAACACCTCTGGGGTAAGCCAACTTATAGGGTTTCCCTCCATAAACTTGCGTGGGTCTACACCTCTTCCAGAGCCACTTGCATTTTTAATAGCTTCTTCAAAAGCCTTAGCCGCCAATGCTGCATCTTCCATAGCGTGCTTGATTTTAACAGTCTCTTCAGCTAATTTAGCCGCTGCATTTTGTTGAACAACCGTACCACCAACAGCTTCAACTTGTGCTGCTGCGATTTTCATTGCTAGTTTCTCTTCCCTATCCCTAGCATTAATTAAATCACCGACTTGTTTTAGTTGGGCTATATTTGCTTTTTCTAACTTAATGTTAGCATTACTTTTTAGCCTATTTAAAGTCTCAAAAACTTTGATCTCTTCTCTCGCTTGATCCTCAGAGGCTTTTCTAGCTGCTGCTGCAGACTTTTGTGCGTTTGCATAATATGTATCGTTACTTCTTGTTCTCCACCTGTGCCATTTCTGGCGGGTCTCAAAATCTTTTTGTAGGTTACCTTGCTGTTCAGTAGCGGCGTCTCCCCTAGCCTTTTCAGCGTCAACCATTAACTGAGTCAGACCCGATTCAAACATCAGGGTTCTAATTCTTTTCCTTAATGCCCCATTAAACTTATTAGAATACGCAAGTAGGTCATCGCCTAGTTCTCTAAGACCTTCTGTCCCTTCTATAATACGGGGTTGTTCAACCGTACCACGTAGTATTTCTGCAATCTCACCTCTGACTTTTAGAAGTTCTTTGGCATCTTCAATTTCTTTTTCAGAACCACCAAACTTTTCTCCTGCCCACCAAGGCGGTTTTATCATCTTTTCAGCCATAATAGCTAATTCGTTTAAAATACCAGTTGACTCACCCTTTGCACCAAAAGCCAAAGATATTGCATCTTGCACTTTTGCAGCAGAAGATTTTTCAAGCAGTTCCAAGTACTCTTTTAGTTGAGTGTTAGCCTCACTAAAGGGTGCGCCTAATGTATCTCGCAACATAGAAGATACATTATTTAAGTTAGAGAGTGCACTTTCAACACCTTCTATGCTTTCTTCAAGCTGTTTACCTGCGTCTCTGGTGTCTAGGAATGTCCTAAGAAGCATAGTGCCTAGAGACAGACCAATACCGATAACAGCACCAGCAACTCCGGGAAGTAGACCAGCAAGTTGTGTACCCTGTTGACCAAAAGCTACAAGTGCGCTAGTACCTGACTGCACCTGTACAAAGAAGTCACCAACCTGATAACCGACTTGTTGAGCATACATACCAAACTTGTTAGTACTCTTTCCTGCAAGTCTTTGTGCATCTGCAAACTTCTTAGCGTTTTGCGCGGCATTACTCATAGATGCACTTTGTTGACCTACGGCATTAGTTGTCTTACCAAGGTTTTTGTACAATATAGTCTCTTGAACATTTAGTTCGTTAACCATTTTAGAGTACTTTTGATGATTTATCTTACCAGAGTTAACAGCGGAATCTAGTAGCTTAAAAGCCTTTCTTATCTTTAGGGCTTCTTTTTCTGTCTTTAACAGAGTAGTTGCAAGATTGTCTACACTCTTGTTGGTCTTATCGACAGACGATGATTCGGCTATCACCTTAATTGAGATTACATCATCAGCCATTATTTACCCTCATATAAACTCCGTCAAGCCTCTTAACCGCTTCTACTTCCCAAGCTGTCATAGGCGTGTCAGTTAGTTCTTTCCATGCTTTTATTTGTTCGTAGGTTATCGGGTTAGGGCCACTAAAGCCACCAGTTCTTGAGTTGCTTAACGAAATAAAGGCAGACCAGATATGAGCCACAAGAGTTGGGAAGTCGGGTCCATCCAATTCTTTTAGTTCTAATCCTGTCTGCCTTTGTACTTGTTCCAAGTGTTCTCTCTCGGTGGTTCCAGATTCATCACGCTGATTAAGTTTGAAGTTAAACTCAGCAAACTCAACTAGGTCATCAATCAGCCCTTGGTAAAATCCAGCGAGTCAGCTACGGCCTCCTCAATCTGATCTTTAATCCAAAACACTTGTTCGTAAATCTCTTTGGCTGTATCAGCAGAGTACTTAGGCTTCTTACCATCGTATGTTATATTCCAAGACTTAGTTGCCTTGACTAACACTTCTAGGGTAGCCTCTTCAATACTCTCAGCCGTAATATCGACCTTCTTCTTTCCTTGGGCTTGCTTAAGCCGTTTGTTGGTTTGGTGATGCAAAATACTCTTGTACTCTTTAGAGTGAGGTGCATACATAGTAATGGTCATTTCTGACTTGTCATCATTAGTCAGAGGGTCCAATGTTTTAGGGTGTACGATAGTAACTTCTACAGTATCACTGGTAGGTGTTAAGTTCTTTAAGTCCATTGTCAGGTTCCTTGGGTCAGGGTTAGTCGGGTAGAAATAAAGGGGAGCATCAGACCCGACACCAATGCCCCCCGCCCTAGCTAGGGATTAGTCTGTACGAGTGATCTTCAGGTTACTTGTAGTTGTCGTATCGTACAGTGCGGTGAATGCAAGACTAATGATTCGGCTAGTTGGGCCATCTACACCTACATCAGCAGAGTTAATCTTAACTCGTGGGAATAGGAAGGTGTAAGCATTAGAGGCAGTTGGATCATTGACCGACACTTGAATAGCTGATTCTGTCTCGTTAAGGAAACGGTTAATTAGGGCAGCATCATCAAAGTATGCGGAGAATGTACCTGTGACTTCTGCACGACCAACTTCGAGTGCTGGGGCTTCATCAGAGCCAACAACAAAGGTAGGTGCGAAGGAGTTCGTTACGCTAAAGTCAATCTGAGTAATGATAGCAGAGGATGCAAGTCCAGCTACATTATTACCAATCTGCAAGTCTCCCGAATAAGCATCAAACGGTGCATTAGTGCTTGCTGCGTCTTGTGTCTTCTCTGTGGCACCAATGCTCATACCTTTACCAACCATGCCAAAGGTAGTAGTTACCATCTGGTTAGGAGCAATAGAGACCCCCATAGTGGAAACAGTCTGCCCTGTAAACAAACGAGCTTGATCAATATCAGCAGAGTAGTCTTCAATAGAAAAGTATTTAGGGGTTGTACCTACAGTAAGGTAGTCGTTGGTGCCAGCGTTTGTCCAAGTGTTAAGCATAACTGATTCAAGGAATGGGTCAAAGTCACCTTTACGAAGGTCAACTACAATGTCACCAGCGGATTGTTTGTTACCATGACGCTCATGGCGGGGCATACGGTCAGCTTGAATGTCTGTACCCGCAACTAAATCTTTAGTTAGGTTAAGACCGTGTGAAGTGAATGGAATGTTCTGGAAGTTACCAGCAGGGGTAGTTCCGAATGTGGATTCAGTGATAAAGCTGAGGCTAGACCGTGAACCCTGTGCGAAGGTAGGCATGTGTTATTCTCCTAGTGAGCAAGGCTTACGCCTCTAATTAGTGATAAATGTACCAGCCGATATTTATCGGTATATAGTACCAAGGTGTATCTAAGAACCCTTGCTGTCTTTCTGCATAGTCTATTGATACGTTAAAGCTGTTTAGTGACACGTCTGTAGCAGCTTCAAAGTTTTGTATCACAGTGTTAGCGATACCATCAGCAGTTGCTGGGCCATTACCCTCTGGACAATATACTGTTACTGAGTATATTCCCTTATATAGTTGAGAAGGATTTAGTCCTCTTACAGCAGGGGTACGGGTAACAGGAATGTACATAGACTTAATAAAGCTAGTGCCAGTTGTGGGGTCGTAGGGTACATTGTCAAAAGCTATGGGAGGTATACCAGAGATACCAGCTAACT